CGTCCGTGAAGTTGGTTTTTGGGACGAGTCGTACAGTTGGTACTCGTCAGACTGCGATTACTATCACAGGATTCGCGCACAAGGCTGGGAAGTGCTTCCTACGCCGTTGGGCGCCCGCGTTGATCACGTAGTTTCGGCCACTCTCAAGACTGGCGACAAGTTACGAAATGCGCTTGATCCCGGCGGCTGGCATATGGGTCATCACGGGCACAAATGGCAAGGAGGCTGCGGCAGTGAAAAAGCTGCGCGGCCTTACGGTGTTTCAGCTGCGGCGTCTTTTCCGGCAGATCACCTCGCCGCGCAGGTGCTCGAGGTGTATCAGCGAGTTGAAAAACATTTTCATGTGCTTTCTGCCGCTGTGCCTCACGCCGAAGGTAACATATCTCGGGGTTCGGCGCTGCTGTATTGCGAAGTGTTATTGGCGCTGCGCGAGCAAGAACCTGCGTTAGCGCACGCTCCTCGAATTTTAGAGCTCGGTTTCAACGCTGGGCACATGTCAGCGATGCTGGCCGAATGTTTTCCAGACGCTGACATTACGTCAGTGGATTTGCATTGGCATGATTATGTGCCCGGCTCTTTTGCGCGAGTTAAAGCTATGAGCTCGTCGGCGCGTACGCTCGTCAAAGGCGATTCGCGCGAAGAAGTGCCCAAACTGCAGGGTATGTTTGACCTGATTATTGTCGACGGCGGGCATCTTGATGATGTCCCTTTTGCCGATTTGCGGAACTGCAAACGCCTTGCGCACGCGGGTTCGATTGTGATGATCGACGATATTTGCGATTATTATGCGCATCTTCCCCCAACAGCTGCTGGGAAAGATGCGGTGACGCGGCGTGACGTCGTAGAGTTAGGGCGGCGCATGACGCGTGGCGGGGAGCTTGGTTTTGCGTTTGGTAAATATTGCTGGTAAAGAAAGTTTGTTATGACTCAGTACAGTGACTATCAAAATTGGCTTAATGAGTTTGTCGCCCAGCCGCACGAATATCCATCGCACCAGTTTTCAGGCCGCGGCATAGTTATTTGCGCCGGCGGTGAGCGATACTTCACAAACGCCTACGTGTGCATGCGCATTTTGCGCATGCATGGCTGCGAGCTGCCGATACAGTTTTGGCATCTCGGACCCGACGAAGTAACGGACGAGATGCGCGCTATTGTGGCCCCGTTTAATGTCGAGTGCGTTGACGGGTATGAGATCAGAAAGCAATATCCGGCGAGGATCCTTAACGGCTGGGAGCTTAAACCTTACGCAATTATTCACTCAAAATTTCAGGAAGTCATAGCGCTCGATGCCGACAACGTGGCTGTGCGCAATCCTGAGTATCTATTCGATAGCGACGAGTACAAACGGACCGGCGCTATTTTCTGGCCAGATTACGGGCGGCTTGCGAGCAGCCGAGCAATCTGGGAAATCAGCGGCGTCCCGTATCGCGACGAGCCTGAATTTGAATCTGGGCAAATTGTTGTAGATAAGTCGCGTTGTTGGAAGGCGTTGCAGGTCACTATGCATCTAAACGAGCATAGTGACTTTTATTACAACCACATTCACGGCGACAAAGAGACATTCCACATAGCGTGGCGCAAGCTTGAGCAAGAATATTCAATGCCGCCGTACGGTATTATGTCACTTCGTGCAACCATGTGTCAGCATGATTTTGCCGGCAAGATTTTGTTTCAGCACAGAAACATGGACAAGTGGCAGTTAAACGGGCAAAACGCCAAGATACACAAGTTTGAGCATGAAGCAGCGTGCCTTAATTTTTTAGACGAGCTGCGCAGTGTGTGGTCTAAATCGGTTAAACCAATAGATGTGCCAGAATTTCGCGCGCTGGCCGACACGCTTTTAAAAACACGCGAGTGGGTTTATTGCCGCGTCGGCCACGACGCGCGCCAGATTATCTTTTTGTCTAATTGTCGCTTATTGGCTGGCGCAAATAGTCTCGAACAACAGTGGCGAATAGCGGGTACAAAAGAAAATCCGCGCGTGTTAATAATGAACGACAATACGACCATATGCGAGCTGCAATATTCAGGCGGCATGCTGCACGGTGCGTGGGTCGTTCACGAAAAAATGCCTATTGTGTGCATTCCGGCTAGCGCGTGCGCTGATATATCCGCTGTAAATCGCGACTGGGCGGCGCAGTGGGGCGAAGACAAGTGGATTGCGGAAAATGTTTTACTGCCGACAAGCGGCGTTTTCGTAGAGGTTGGTGTAAATGACGGCCTTCTACATAGCAACACATTATGGCTCGAGAAAAAAGGCTGGCGCGGTTTATTAGTAGAAGCTGACGCTAGAAATATTTCGACAGTGCAGCTTTTGCGCAAAACCGCCGTTGTACATTGCGCTGCCGGCAACGTAGACAACGCCGAGATCGATTTTGCCCCGGCCGACGACTCAAGTCTGTCGCGGGCTGTCTCAACCGCCAGCGCGCACACTGTAAAAGTTAAGACACGCCGGCTGGACTCTTTACTGGCTGAGCACGGCATAACGGCTGTAGACCTGCTATCAGTAGACACAGAAGGTTCTGAAATAGACGTACTTGATGGTCTCGGCATTTTGCGCCCAACCGTCATTATCTGCGAATTTTTAACCTTGGGTCTTCCGGACAATAAAGATAAGTTGACGCAAAAATTACAGACGTTAGGCTACGAGGTCAGGCATGAAACAGAAAGCAACCTCATAGCTACAAAGATTGCGTAATGGTTGGCCGCAAACTCATCCTGCGTAATTTTCAAAGTCCCGGCGATCTTGTGATGATGCTATATGCCATCACAAGTCTGCATGAAACATATCCCGGCGAATACGTTACAGACGTGCGCTGCTCTGTGCCGGATATTTTCAAGTTTAATCCGCTGATTACGCCGCTACCCGACGCCGATAGCGACGTCATGAACATCAAGATGGAATACCCGCAGGTACACGAAAGCAACGCTAAACCAGTCAGGTTCGCCACGGCATTTACGCATTTTTTAGCGGACAAAATTCAGCGCCCCATTAAGCCCTGTAACTTTGCAGGGATTTTGCCTATATCGCAGCCGGAGCAAAATTGGTTCTCCGCCGTGCACGAAAAACTTGGCCGCGACGTGCCTTACTGGGTATTGAACGCCGGCCATAAATATGACTTCACCGCAAAGACTTGGTCGTTCGCGCGGCATCAAGAGTTGGTGGACAGATTTCCAGACGTGTGGTTTGTGCAAGTTGGCTCAAAAGAACACAACCACCCGGAGTTGCGCGGCGACAACCTAATACGCATGGTTGGCCAGACGGACACGCGGCAGTTAATTCGGCTTGTGTACAACAGCTTTGGCGTAATCAGTCCGGTCAGCTTTGCGGCGCATTTGTCGTATGCTGTTCCGCCAAACCCAAGATTTAAACGCGCATCCCGCGCGAGCATAGTAATAGCCGGCGGGCGTGAGCCAGCGCACTGGGAGCAGGGGCCAAACCAGCATTTTATGCACACGCACGGAATGCTACCGTGCTGTGATTCGGGCGGATGTTGGAAAAGTCGTGTCGTGCCGCTCAATGACAAAGACGATAAAGACTCAAGTTTGTGCTTGGCGCCGGTCAAGCTGCAAGACGGCCAGTGGATTCCCAAATGCATGGACATGATCACGGTAGACGATGTAGCGCGCATTATCGCACGTTACATGGACAACCTCGATTACGAGCCAAAAAAGTGACACCGCGCCGGCATACAACAATCGCCATCGACTTTGATCGCACATTTACAAGCGATATTGAGATGTGGCGGTTGATTGTGCAGCAATTTGTTGCCCGCGGGCATACCGTGCTTTGTGTCACGGGTCGAACGGACTGTAACCGTAATAGGCTCGAGTTAGTCAGAGTATTCGGCGAAGATACGTTTAAACTTCTCACCTGCTGCATATTCTGTGACCACTCTCCGAAAAGGGCGCACACAGTACGTTTAGGTTACAAGGTCGATATTTGGATTGATGACCTGCCAGAAGGGATTGGCGCAACTGATACGCAGGAATTTAAAAAGCTCGAGGGGCAGTTTGATGTCTGCGAGCCGCTTCCTGTATTTGCTCCCGGCGCTGTAAATAACGATGCTATTTGGCACCCGCCGGCCAAAGCGTTATTTACGAAATAGGGGGCAACCCCTGTAAACTAATTGTTTACCGTCCGGATGGATCCGGCCGATTTAAACCACTGAACGGATTCAGTGTATGCAATTCTGCTGGCATTATCTGTACGTCATTATTTACCCGGCGCTCGGGTATAAGCTGTATTATGGCTCGCGCATAACTGCGCGCCACCCGGACGACGACCATACGTATTTTGGGTCGTCTAGGACGTTTGCGCGGTATAACGCGCCGGAACACCCTGAATATCAAGCTAACGCTATCAAGGTAGTGCTTTACGCCGAACACTGCCGCCGAAACAAAACAAACGCCCGGCGGATCAGTTCTCGGGAGATGCGGCTGATTAAAGCGGCCCATAAAGAGCACGGGCCGGATATGTGCCTAAACAGAAACGCGGCCGGGCGATTTATTCGGACGGCAGCCGAGTTAAGCGCTACAGGCAAAAAAGTTGCCGCCCTCGGCCTCGGCATGTACAGCATGTCACCCGAGCACAGGCACGCGGCAAATAAACGCGGCGCCGCAGCTTCCGGACGAAAAAAAGCGAAAACGTACAAAATGCTCACGCCAGATAATAAACGCAAAACGATTCATAATATGCGCGCATTCTGCCGCGAAAACGCGCTTAACCACGGTCACATGTTTCAAGTGGCTAAAGGTAATCTGAAATCGCACAAAGGCTGGAGAAAACAATGAGCAGCATCTATTACGCCTATCTTACCGCGTTGTTTCTTATTCTGGTTGGCTACGTGGTCGGCTATACCATTGGCCGACTAGATCTTATATATCGGACGTTATGCCTGTTTACGTCCGGTACATCGGGCGCGGGTAAACCGGCGGACTTTTTCTCCAAAGTTGCGGCTGAGGACAACGCATTTCGCGTAAAACCCAAGATAGACATCGACGACAGTAAGTTCGTTGCGCCGATTAAGACCGACAATCTGGCCAAAACAAGCGACGCAACACTTGGCAAAATCACAACGACCGAGGATGATATTCAAGCATCTGTTTCACGGCTTGCCCAGCTAAAAGGAAAATAACAATGGCAAAAGGCTTAGACGTCGGTACATCATTTGTTGTCTTAGCGGAGGACAGCGCCGGAGAAGTCGCGTACAAGGACTTCCGCGACGCGTTCTACGTTATTAAGCCGACGACACCCGTAGCTACCAAGATGATTGAGAAGGGGCTGGCCGGTAAAGTCTTCGTTAAAGACAGCGACGGCAGCTTTATTCTGCTGGGCCAAGATGCCATTGAAAAAGCAGTCGAGCGCAACGACTCGGCCAAGCGCCCTATGTACAAAGGCGTGGTAAGTCCCAAGGAAAAAGACGCTAAGCGAATTCTGGCGTACATCCTGAAGGAAGTAACCGGACAGGCAAGCGAGCCGGGCGAGAAGATTGTATTCTGCATCCCCGCGCAGCCCGTCGACCAAGAAGACGAGGACTTTGACGTCGGTTATCACGAAGATACAGTAAAGGCTATCTTGAGCGAGGTCGGCTATAGCCCAAAGGCTATCAACGAAGCCGAGGCGTTGTGCTATTCAGAGTTCGAGAACGATGACTATACCGGCGTCGGCCTGTCGTGGGGCGCGGGTATGGTCAACGTATGCGTCATGCTCAATGGCGAGCCCACCGTCATGTTTTCGACTACCAAGTCCGGTGACTGGGTCGATCGCATGTCGGCTGTGGCTGTAAATGAGCCGGACAGTGTCGTGCAAGCTGAGAAAGAGCACGGCACGTTCGTAGTCGGTGAGCCCAACGACAATCCGATTCTGGGCGCTGTATCTTCCTATTACGAGCGCCTGATTGAGTACACAGCGAAACAGCTGGCGGCTGCGCTGACCGGGCACAAGCTCCTGCCGAAGTTCAAAAACCCGCTAGTTATTGCGGTTGCGGGTGGAACGTCTAAGGCGGCCGGGTTTGTTGACCTGTTTGCAAAGAAACTGGCTGAAAACAACTTCCCCTTAGCCATTAAAGAAGTCAGGCACGCTAATGATCCGTTACACGCAGTTGCGCGCGGATGTTTAATTGCCGCCAAGATTCTCTAGTCATTTCAGGTTACCTTTCTGCGCTGTTAAAATTGATATTGTCGTAAGTTAGTCGTGGTGGCCGACTGGTTAGGGAAGCAGGCGCCGAGCAGGGATGCGAAGCGCCTGACAGGAATCCGTGGTCAGGCTGAGGCCGCGTACACGGTAGGTGGAGCAATGAATGCCGCACGAGGTCGAGTTTACACCTTAGTAAGTCATTGCGTTGCCCCGGTTCGCCGGGGTTCGGTCCTGTGGGCGGGGATCACAGGGGCTTGCGACATATCGATATAACTGGTTAGGTGACAAGATGTTAGACGAATACTTTCATGCGCTGTCGGTGTTTGCCAGCGCATTTGGTGTGTCGTCTTTTGCCGGATTAGCGACACTTTTAAGGTTTGCGCGAAAACTCTCAAAACTGGCCGTATTCAGCGCAATGCTTAACGCGGGCTTTTTGGGGCTGTCGATAGCGCTTATTTGGTATCAAAATTACAAGAAAGCCGAGAATGTCTACGGTTTGCTAGGAATTTGCGTCCTTGCCGGGATGGGTGGCTCTACGTTGACGGATTTGTTAATATCTTTACTGTCAGGCGCAGGTATCAAAGTCACTATTACTCACGAGCGAGACAGCTATGGAGATTTCAATAATGACACAACAGACCCGCGTTAATCTCAGCTGGGCCGCCATTGTGGGGTCCGTCGTCTTTTCTGTTCTTTTAGTGGCAGCGGCACGCGCTGCTGCCAACCATTCGGAGCGAGCATCCGCGCCATCAATCGAGAATACCTCTAAGTAATTGATGCCTGATAGCTCAACGGTAGAGTAGGCGGCTGTTAACCGCTTGGTTCTAGGTTCGAATCCTAGTCAGGCAGCTGAGAACTGATTATGGATGGATTATCTGTCTTATACGCGCTGTCCCCGGCAATTAATGCCGAGTTGTACAAGCAGGGCAATGCGCACGGTTGGCTGGCTAAATCTGCTGCCCCCATAGCTAGCCACTATCTTGCTGGTCGGCTTTATATGGCTAAAAGCGGTTGGCTGCTGCTTTCGGTGCCCAATGCACTAGTACGAGGTGTGTTTGATGCCATGACCGACGCTGGTGTCGAGCTGCCGCGCGCCGGTGTGATGAATGTGCCCAACGTAGACAAAGAACTGCTTAACGCGCACATCTCGGTGATGACGGCCGAAGAGGCTGAGAAGATTGGCGCCAATAACATTAATGAGCGCGGCCAGTCTTTTAAATACTCTCTTGGCCCTGTCAAAGAGCTAGCGCCCAAAAACATTGATGGTGTCAGCAAGCTCTGGGCTATTCAAGTTTCAAGCCCCGAGCTGTCGGCCCTGCGCAAGAGCTATGGTTTGTCAGCCTTGCCTAAAGACGAGCCGTTTCACATTACGGTAGCTGTCCGACGCACCAAAGTTCTCGGCAACAACGCTGTCAGCAAGGGTTACGAAACCTCTGCCGAACCGCCAGAAGAGCATAGCTTTCGTAACCCCATCAGTAGGGGAGAGTTGAAGGCGGCTGCCCATGAAGGCGCTCCGTGGGATACGCCTGTTGATAAACTGCCGTGGCGTGAGCGCGTTGAGGTGTATGCCCACGATCCCAAGGGGCGTATTTACGGCGGCATCTGGAATACAGACAAATCATTCGCTGTTCCCGGCGGCGGTATAGATCCGGGCGAAGATCCGGGACAAGCCGCTATTCGTGAACTTGAGGAAGAGACAGGAATCAAAGCGACAAATGCCCGCGTTTTGCCAATTGCGCCAGTAGACAATGCATGGAGCGATAAGCACAGGCAGGAGAAGCAGCGCAATTTCGCAGGGTCGCGCACGCACTTCGTAGCGGTAGACATTCTGAACAAAATGCGCCGCAAGAATCTCGACAAGTGGGACGCCGCGCAGCGCAAGATGTACGACCCCGCTGCCGCAGAGCAGATGATGGCAAGCCACACTAATTTCATGGCGCCTAGCGTCGCTGCCGGCCGACTTGCGGCGCTCAGGCACATTATTGCCAACGCCGCTAAGAAAACAGCCGCCGAACTTTCCCGCTCGGGACAAAAAGACATGTTACCCGGCGGAAAAGCTGACAATGTTCCCGATCAGGAATTTTCTCCAAAAGAACTTGCTATAGGAGCTGCAGATGAGCACGAACACACAGACAATGTTCCCGATCAGGAATTTTCTCCAAAAGAACTTGCTATAGGAGCTGCAGATGAGCACGAACACACAGACAATGATCAAGTCGCCCGTGAAATTGCCAAGGATCATCTGCAAGAA